GTAGAATTAGCAAGAGACGTATTGCTAAATCTTAAAGAACCTGCACCTGGATCTGAATTCTGTGTGTTAGCAAAATAAAAATATAGGAAAGTCGTGCCACCAAAAGCCCCAGGAATACCTTCGATACCTTGAGATCCTGTAAATCCTACACCTTGAGAACCCGTATAACCGATAGAACCCGTATATCCCAAATCACCATAAGATCCTGTGTATCCAGTGATACCTTGAGATCCTGCATAGCCTACGCCAACAGATCCTGTATAACCCAGATCGCCGTAGGATCCCGTATATCCTGTAATTCCTTCAGATCCTGTATAACCGATAAGTCCTTCAGAACCTGTGTATCCGAAGTCACCTCGAGATCCTGCATATCCAATCGGACCTTCAGATCCTGTAAATCCTAATGAACCGACAGAACCCGTGTATCCCGCGCCGGCAGATCCTGAAAATCCTACACCTTGAGATCCTACATAACCCGTTGAACCAAACGATCCTGTATAGCCAAGATCTCCTCGAGATCCTACATATCCTAAAGGTCCGATATTTCCTTGGATTCCTTGATCACCTTGAGATCCTGCATACCCGATATTGCCGAGCGAACCTGTATATCCTAAGGATCCTGTATAACCAAAAGATCCAAAAAATCCTGTATCACCTTTAGAACCTGTAAATCCTATGGATCCTGTAAATCCAACAGACCCAACAAATCCTGTATCACCTTTAGAACCTGTATATCCGATAGAACCTGTGAATCCTATGGATCCTGTGAAACCCGTATCACCTTTAGATCCTGCAAACCCTACAGACCCAACAAATCCTGTATCACCTTTAGAACCTGTATATCCGATAGAACCTGTGAATCCAGTATCACCTTTGGACCCTACGAAACCGACAGAACCCGTGAATCCTATGCTTCCTGTGAATCCTATGTCACCTTTTGATCCTACGAATCCTGTGTCACCTTTAGAACCCGTAAATCCGATATCACCCTTTGATCCTGTGAATCCTTTAGATCCTGTGTATCCCGTATCGCCTATGTCACCTGTCCTAGCAAATGTCAATATCACATTTGCATTATCAGCAAAAGTCGTAGCTCCAGAAATATATGCTATAGGAACATCAAAGAAGTTTGATGTATAGGTATGAGATCCTATGATGCTAAATAATGTGAAACTGTCTGTATTGGCAGCACTCGTGATAGTGAACTGGCCTTTGATTGCTGAAGTAGAATCATCAATCGTCTCTAAGAACGTATATGTAGAAGTAAAAAATTTATCATTTTCGCTGATGTATAAACGTGTGGCAGATGCCAGTGATGTATTACTGAACCTTACAAATCCGTCAGTAGGATCTGTATTTGCGGTAGAATCATCAAATTTATAGTCAAAAGCAGCGCCGCCAAACGCACCAGTCGGACCGATAGATCCTACGAATCCTGTATCACCTTTGGATCCTGTAAATCCCAAAGATCCTGTAAATCCCGTATCACCTTTAGATCCGGTATAACCTACAGATCCGTCATAACCCGTTGCTCCGCTCGATCCTCTAAAACCTTCAGATCCTCTATATCCAGTCTCACCTTGAGTCGTGCCGAAGTATCTAACTTCGATCTCAGAATTCAATTGAGGGACATAATTGATAGTAAGAGTCGTCCCAGAAACTGTATAATCAACATCGGGTGTCTCAATCAGACCATTAACAAATACTAGAATGTGTGCTGAGTTAGAAGTCGAATCTGACAGCGTAAATTGAGTATTACTACCATTTGCAGTATATCTAGAAAACTTATATGGACGTCCGACTTCACCCATCGATCCATCAAAACCGGCACCCCGAGAACCCGTATAACCCAATGAACCTGAATAACCCGTAGCTCCGCCAGGATCACCTTTAGATCCTTGATATCCTGTAGATCCAAAGAAACCCGCAGATCCTAGATATCCGACAGAACCAAAGAAACCTACTGAACCCGCGGAACCAAAGAAACCTGCGGAACCAAAGAAACCTGCAGAACCCTGATAGCCACCAGATCCTTGGATCGCATCAAAATATCGAACTTCTATGATTGAGGTGTTGACAGGTGCGACAGAGAATGTTATAATAGTATTGTTTACAGAATAGTCAACATCAGGTGTTTCGACTAGCCCATTGACAAACACAAGGATGTGGTTTGTGTTTGCTACTGTCTCACCTAATGTGAATTGAGTATTACTACCATTTGCAGTATATACAGATATCCTTGAAGGTTTACCTACGCCGCCCGATGTTCCTGTAGGTCCTATAGAACCCGTATAACCCAATGATCCAGCAGAACCCGTATATCCCGTGCTTCCACCCGGATCGCCTTTTGATCCCTGATATCCTAAAGAACCAAAGAAACCTACTGAGCCAAAGAAACCCGCTGAACCTAAGAAACCTGCAGAACCTTGAAATCCTACAGATCCGATAAACCCTGAAGAACCGGTAAAACCTACAGAACCATCGTATCCGTCAGAAACGATATAGCGAATTTCTATGTCGAAATTACTTAGCGGTGCGGAGGCAAAGATGATTTCAGATCCGCTAATCGTATAATCAACACTAGGAACTTGCAGAAGCCCGTTAACAGAAACTAATATATTATTAGCTTGCGTTACTGTCTGAGTTAATGTATAATTAGTATTAGAACCATTTCCGGTGTTCTTTTGACTATAGAAGATCAGAGCCATTTAATGCCTATATAAATAATATTAATTCCTACATATTTATGTTTTACGTGAGGTTGTTATGAAATACCCATCTATTGCTATTTTAGATCTGATTGGGCTCGTATACGATGGTGATACGCTATCAAAACGAGGTTTGGGTGGATCCGAATCTGCTGTCATTCTCATCTCTAAAGAATTGGCCAAATTAGGATTTCCTGTAACTGTCTTTAATGCTTGTCAAGATGACGATAGTCGTCCAGGTATTTATGATGACGTAACTTACAGACCAGTCGGTAGCATAACTAATAATGATGAGTTTGACATTGTTATTTCATCTAGAACAGTAGTTCCTTTCGTTCCAAATCATTATTATGAAGCATTCAATAGAGCGACTGCATATCCTTGTGCTATATTTCAGAACATGCGTAACAAGGCAAAGCACAAAGTTCTCTGGATGCACGATACTTTCTGTAATGGAGATATCAATCTAGAAGATCTCGCTGTCAACGGACATATCGATAAGATATTTACCTTATCTGATTTTCATACATCATATGTCTCGACATGTGATCATGGCAAGAGGCGCAACTTTGAAGTATTGAAGAACAAGATATTTCAGACGAGGAATGGGATCGTCAATTATTTTGATGAAGTAGATATATCAAAGAAAGATCGCAACTTATTCGTATATAATGCTTCTGTAACAAAAGGAATGCTACCTCTCATTGACAGGATCTGGCCGGGAATTAAAAGGCATATACCAGAAGCACGATTGAAAGTGATCGGCGGGTATTATAGGTTTCGTTCTGACGGACCTCTAGATGCTCAAGGTGAGACACATCAGAAGTTAATCCAGGATCAGAAATACAAAGCTCTTGGAATCGAGTTCACGGGCATCATATCTCAGAAAGAGATTGCCGAGATATTATCTCAAGCATCCATGTTCCTTTATCCAGGAGCATTCCCAGAAACGTTTGGCATCTCTACATTAGAATCGCTCGCATATAATACACCTCTAGTTGCGACTAGATTTGGTGCATTAGAAGAGACTGCTATAGGTAATGCGTCTTATTTCATCGACTATGCTATCGAACCAAACAGTCTATTCAGAGATATCAATATACAAACGCAGTGTGACCGTTTTGTCGGATTAGTTCTTAGTGCGTATAATAATCCTTATCTACATCAGCAGAAACAGTATTACTGCAACATAGTCAAAGATATTTCCACTTGGGATACAGTCGCTCTGCAATGGAAGCAACATTTCTTTAAAGAATTAAATCATTACCTTCCTGCGGATGAATATCGTAAGGTATCATACATCAATGATCGAATTCATAAAGTATTCGGGCGTAGGTTCAGCAACAATGAAGAATGGAACACGTTTACGCAGAATAAAGAACAGCATATCGCTGTCATCACGCCTTTCTTTAATGCAGAGCAATATATCCTCAGGTGCATCGATTCTGTTGCTACACAGAACTATACCAACTGGACGATGTATCTGATCAATGATGCCAGCACTGATGGTGCCAAGTTTGCG